TTCGTAGACATCCACGCCGGGGCGACCAGACACCACCAGCTTTGTGCCTTTGACGATGTGGCTGCTTAGGCTGTCAGCCCGCTTGCCCCAGATGCTGCATTGCACCCAAGTGCTGTCGCGCTTCTGGTCGTTCTTGTCTTTGCCGTTGTCGATGGCGATTGAGAAGCCCAGCACTGGGTCGCCGCCCTGCGTGGTTCGCAGCTGGGCATCCTTGCCTACGTTGCCAGCGATTGTCATGGTTAGCATTTTGTCATTCCCTTGTTGATGATGGCCCCGCAAGGCTGGTTTTTCTAATTGCCTTAAAAGTCTACCACTTCGCAGCCAATGTTGCGCAGCATGTTCAGCAGCATTTCGGCCTTTGCCTTTGCGTTTTCAGGCACCGAAATCAAAAACATAGATGCCAACTTTGTCGCAGGAGCTGGTTCCATCGCTGGCAATGACGGCTGATCGTTTGCAAGCCGCCATAAGTATGCTGCGGCACGACGCTCAGACCCCATGCCCGGGACATTGTTTCCACGAATCCATTTAATCGAGCAGCCTCCGCCCAATGAACCGACAGCATCGTCCATTTGCGCTACCGTCCGAACAATCTGTGACAGCGCAAAAATGTTTGGAAAGCGGTTTTTAAGCGTATCAAACACCACGTGGTGCTGCTGATACAGAGTCAGATTTTTTTCGGTCGTGTCCATCATTTTGTTGCTCCCTGTTGCGTTGTGTTTTTGCCGTTGAAGATTGCCATGATCCACCCTTCAGAGGCTGGCATTTTGGCGTCAGAAGTTTCTGCGTCATATCATTTGCGGATCATTTCTTCCGTCTCACGTTGCTGTTTTTCAAAGGTGGTCATTTCAGTTCTCCCCTGTCATGGCGCTTTTCATATACTGAGCACCAGTGATAAATGCTCCGATAGCCTCGTAGGTTTGACGCGCAGTACCTCTAAGAGTTAAATCACGCTGTCCGCCCTGCGGCCCGATCATTTGGCACAAGCGAGAACCCTGCCCGTTTACATCTAACACAAAAGTTCCAACGTTGATGGTAGGGCGTCCATCTTCTCCCCTTGGCCCATAAGGTTCTGATTCATATCCAAACAAATTATTCAGGGTTTGCACCTTGCTGTCTAGTTGATTTATGGTGATGCGATTAGTCATTTTTGTTCTCCCGATGATTGTTGATGGCGCCAGCCCCGCAGGGCTGGTCACTTTTGTGTCAGTTGTTGAGGTAAGCCTCAGTGCTAAAGAACCGCTCTTGGTATTCGTATTGCGCCAGAGTGCGTCCATCTGCATCAAGAACAACTGCGGTGTCTCCGCCATTGTTGTATCCGATAGTCTCGCCGAATTTGCGCTTAGCCAAGCGATTTACGCTTTCGCATGTCACAGTCTCTGGGTAGACGCGGCTAGTGTTGTTGGCGGCGATCTTGTACATGGTGGCTTCCTTTGCTGTTGCGGTGTTCTTGTAGACACCTTACAACATCCACAAACGCTGTAAACATCTTTATTGCACTTAGCGCAATTATTTTCATTCCATCCGCTTCACGCCAAAGCCAACATCCCGCATAATTTCCGCAGCGCGATCTGCTGTCAGCCGTTCACGCGGTTCTGGCTTATGCTCTGCGCCGCGCTGCTTCATCTCTAGCACCTTAGACGCTGATGCCACGCCGTCCATCTCAACCCTACACCGAGCCACGATGTCACCCTCTAGCGGGCGTTTCCGGCGGTCTGTGTTGGCATCTGACTTCCACCAGCGCACCGACCTCTCGATCGCCCACTGAGGAAAGCCGCTTAGAGCCTGTTCCCAGTCTTCTGCTTCCATTTTCCGCACGGCCTGTGGAATGTCTTTTTCGTAATACGGGCTAAGAAGCGCAGCGACCCTAGCTGAGATCCACACCCCAGAGGCTGATGTCATCAGTGCGCTCTGGATTCGCAGCACGGTTTCTTTCTCTGGCAGCGCAGTCGGCTGCAACGCTGGCAAACGCCGCAGCCATGCCAGACCCCGCTCCACCTTTTCCTCGCTGAGTGTTTCCAAATTTCCGCGCATTGCCGAGCCAGGTGCGCCAAGCTGCGTCCCAGTCGCGGAAGCGGTTTTGCTTGGAGCGGTGGAAGTTTCCGAATCGATCTGCTTCATCTTCAATCTCCTGCTGTGAGAAACCGCGATCTAGCGCGTCTTGAACATTCTTGTCATTTGGAATCCACCCATCGGGCAGATCAATCTCAGGCTTGCGTTGCTTCGGTGCTTTTGCACCCAATACTTCTTCTGGTTTACTATCTGTGTTTACAACTGGTATAGGTTTGCCCTCAGTGGCCAATTCATTTGCCTTGGCGGGCAAATGGGATGGGCTTGCAGGGCAAAACCACTTGGTTCTGTCATAAGCAGATTTATTGTATGACCCAGACAAGATCATGCCATCAGCCTCAAGGCGTTCCAGCGATGTCCTGATCTGCTTAAGCGTCATGTATGGGAAAAGTTCAGACCATGCCCGGACGCTGTTATAGGTCCAATGATGGCCATCATGCTGGTTGTGCCCGTTGGCTGCGTTCTTAGCGCACCACCAAACGATGTTTTGATAAAGCACAGCGGCATGGACGCCAACGCGCTTTGCTATGTCTGGATCGAAACTGTGCATCTTGGCACTCCTTGGGTTGTGGAGTTGCCAATCGCGGTGTAAACCACGATCAGCACATCCGGTTCATGTGCTTGCCGATCTCAGCGGACTTCTCCCCCGCTGCGGCTTACTTAGGGCAGGTTGAACGTTTCCGCGTTCCCTGCCCATTTCTTTTTTTATACCCGTTCCAAGATCAAATAAAGCGTTTTTTATGTCACCCGCAGATTTAATCCCATCGCAATGGCGACCGCATAGCGCACCTCAAAGTCACGAGTCCACATCCCCTTGGCATCCTCAAGCACCTCTACGCCATCTTCGATGTAGGCAAAGTCCACTGTCAGCCGCATCTTGCGCCCTGTGCGGGTGTACATAGGTCTGTACTGACCGATGAGGTCGATCTTAACCTGTCGGCGCAGATCGGTGATCTCCCCTGCGCGTTCCAAAAGCTGCAATTCCATGTAGCGCTGGGCTTCCTTCTTGCTGTCGAACGTGACCTCGCCGACCTGCGTTTTTTTGGCGCCATACTTGTTGCGGGTCTTGCGGGCAAGGCTGGGTTGGATTTTCATTGCCAGCCATCCGATGCAACAGCGCGGTTGGTCGCGAACTCCACAAACTTGCGTGACAGGCGATCGGGCACAACCGCGCCAGACAACCAGCGCGAAAGCTGCGATGCGCTAACCCCAAGCATTGCAGCAAACTCTTTCTTTTTCATTTTTTCGGCCTTGATGTGCTGGGCCAGAGCGATGCGTGATGTGTTTTCCATAGATCCACCTTACATAAAGTTGCGCCTGATGCAAATAGTTGTTTACATCGACGAACAAGATCGTTAGACCATTGTTAGACGGACAACGCAAGAATGGGAGAAAAGACCATGCAAGCATACTACAAGGGTGAAGAAATCAAGGTGCGCTTTGTCGCAGAAAGCGTTCTCACAGACTTCGGTGTGCCGAGTTCGCCGACATGGGATGAAGTCGACATGAACACGATTGAGGTTGATCAGCTGTTCATTCTGGACACGCCGTTCGACATCAAAGAATTGCCGCAAGCGTTGCAGGACGCAATCCTGTCTCTTTGGAACGAAGTGGAGTTTTACTAATGCGCGAATGGATCGAAGACGCAGTTGGGGCTGTGATGCTCTTTGCAATGGCCTATGGCCTGTTCTTCTTGGGTTATGGATTGGGGTTCTGAAATGACCGAACACAAAAACATCTACATGGCTTTGTGCGCAGCACAGGCTGGCATGGGCAAGGTTGTGAAAGGCGCAACCAACCCCGCGTTTAAATCCAAGTATGCGGATCTGGCCGATGTGGTTTCCGTTGCTGTGCCTGCCTTAAACGAGCAAGGCATTGCGATGTTTCACTATATGGTGCGGGATGAACAGGGCGCGGTGATGCGCACGACCTTGGTGCATGGCGCAAGCGGCACTGAGATTTCCTGTGACGTTCCCCTGATCATCAACAAGAATGATATGCAGGGGATGAAGTCTGCCACGACCTATGCCAAGCGGATCGGCCTTGAGAGCCTCACAGGCATTGCCCCAGAAGATGACGATGGCAACGCAGCTGCGAAAGCCGCGCCCAAGGCCGAGGCGATCCGCTTGATCGGCGCAGAGCAGTTTCAGGAAATCAACGAACTGATCTTTGACACCGAAACCGACGAAGTGAAGTTCTGCACTTACTGGAAGGTGAAGACGCTCGAAGACCTGACCGAGAAGCAAGGCATCGACGCAATCGCCATGCTCAAGAAAAAAGCAGCACAAGCGGGGGTGGCAAATGGAACAGCGCAGTGAAGAATGGTTCGCAGCGCGGTTGGGATGTGTCACAGCATCCCGCACTGCCGATGTGATGGCGACCACAAAGACGGGTTACAGCGCCAGCCGGGCTAACTACATGGCCCAGCTTATCACCGAACGTCTCACGCAGACGCCCACAGAGGGCTTTTCTAGCCCCGCCATGCAGTGGGGAACGGATACGGAGCCACAGGCCCGCATGGCCTACGAGTTGATGACAGGCGAGGCTGTGGTGGAGACAGGCTTCATTCCACACCCGACCATCGCGGGCTTCGGCGCATCACCTGACGGGCTGGTTGGGTCTGATGGGCTGATCGAAATCAAATGCCCAAACTCTGCCACCCACATCGAGACGCTTCTGGATGGCAAGGTTCCATCCAAATACATGATCCAGATGCAAGTGCAGATGATGTGCTGCGGGCGGGAATGGTGCGATTTCGTCAGCTTCGATCCGCGAATGCCGGGCGATATGAATTTCTGGATGCAGAGGGTCTTTGCTGATCCTGTCATGCAAGAAAACATTATGGCCGAGGTAATCAAGTTCTTGGGCGATCTGGACATGAAACTCCAGCAGCTGCGGGAGAAGTTCAATGCTTGATCGGAAGCTAATCGTTAAGACCTTTTACCGCCTTGAAGAAGAAGCGGGCGGCATATGGCATGCCGTAGCATCGTTGACGATGGACAAGGTGGCGAAGGAACTGGACATACCCCGCGATGAGGTCAGCGAAGTGATGGTTTCATACTGGACAAATCAGGGCGCAGGCTGATGCCATACAAGGTCCGCCTTACAGGCCCACGGCAGCGCCTCTATGCCCACCAGCTTATAGACGCAGCGCCAGATTATTCGACAGTGACAATCGCGGGCGGTGATCGGACCTTGGAGCAAAACGACAAGATGTGGGCCATGCTGACCGATGTGGCAATGGCCCGCCCAGAAGGCCGCAGATGGACGCCTGAGACTTGGAAATGCGCCTTCCTGCATTCTCTAGGCCATCAGGTGGCATTCGCAGAAGGCTTGGATGGATCAGGTCCATTTCCGCTAGGGTTCAGGTCTTCAAAACTGACCAAGCCGCAGATGTCTGACCTGATTGAAACGATATATGAATATGGCGCACGACATGGTGTCGTGTGGTCTGAAAAGGAGAGCAAATGAAACCAAGACTAAACGCCACGAGGTGGCAAGCGCTCAAAGATATTGAGCAATATGGGCAAGAAGTCTTCACATCAATTCACAGCAATGTTCATGGCGCAGCGCTTTACAGCCTTGAACTAGTCGGATGGGCTGAACGTGTAGATGCTCCAGATGACAGCCCATTTTTTACGGTTGAAACTGTGGGCAACCATTGGCGATTGACTGACGAAGGCAAAGCCGTGCTCAAAGCTCTTCCAACAACCAAACCGAGGAACTGACATGCAAGACATCAACCAAGAACTGCTTCAGATTGTGGAACGCATCGAAGCGCAGAATGCAACAATCTTAGACGAAACTGAGGTGAGAAAAACAATCTATGCCGATGCCAAATCATCAGGCTTTGATGTGAAAGTTTTACGCAAGGTCGTGGCGCTGCGGAAGAAACGCGCTGATGAAGTAGCTGAAGAAGAAGCCATTGAAATGACGTATCGCGCAGCGTTGGGGATGTAATCATGCACTGGATACTCAAGCCGTTTATGAGAACCGCCGCCTATGCCCAACTGCCGCCGCTGTATGAAGAAAAAGACCGCATCGAAGCGGAAATAGCACGGGCAAAAAAGTCAAAGGCAAGGGTTGCTCACCTTTATGAAATGGCGCAGAAAAACAATGTGCAATGCTTGAAGTGGGAAAGATGGCTGACCTAGGACAACGCGGCCCACTGGGTCAGAAGAAACCCAAGGCCGAACGTGGGACAGCTAAGGCGCGGGCGCACATTGCCCGCGTCAAACAACTGCCTTGCGTCATCTGCTTGAAGCACGGGCCAAGTGATGCCCACCATGTGATCTGCGGGCGCTACGGGTCTGCCAAGGCCAGCGACATGGATGTGATACCACTTTGCAGGGCGCACCATCAAGACGGCCTAGATGCGATCCACAACGGGAAAGCATCGTGGGTGGAGAAATACGGCGAAGACCACAAATATTTGCCGTTGATCGAACAGTGGTTGAAGTAATGCAAACGCATTACCCTATTCTGTCAATTGGGTCTAATGCCCGAAGCACTAGGCCGTCTGCTTTATGAAATGTCATGGATTGCAAGGCGCGTCTGCCGCCGTAACCCATACTAGCCGCATAGGCGTCTGGGGGGCAAAATGCGCGAAGGCTTTCATGTCGCAAGGGGCCAATGTCCTTGGCCTGATCGTGGTGTATATGGCCCGTCAGGTAATGCCGATGGCGTGTGTCTGACCAGAATGGGCAAACATCCGACAGATACATCGCCATCTGCTGCGGTTTGCTTTTATCGCCGTGATGAGCAAAAATGGCGCACTTGCCCCACTGCATCATAAACAAATCGCGGGGGTTCTTCTCAATCGTAACCCGTGGCTCGTCCCGATAGCGTTCGGCCAAAGCGAAGTTAAGCGTCATGCTGGAATGTGGATCGTGGTTGCCCCGCAGCACGCGCACATGAATGCGGGCGTGTTTCTGCAAGAGACGCAAAATCGTCTCAGCGATAATTGCTATACCGACATCAAGCACCTTCCAAAACCGCCCGTCAACATCGAGTTTGTGGCGGTTTGCTGGTGTTTCGGCGAGAGTGTCATCGCTGTGAAAGTAATCCCCGCCGATAATTAATATCGCTTGCTCGGCGGCAGGCGTAAGCGCAAGCACCTTGGCAAAAGCGTGCCTCATGTCTTTGGCCGCGTGGTCAAGGTCATAATCCTGCGATCCAGTTTCGCGGCCCCACGCCATCATCCCAACGTGGGCGTCCATGAGCGGATAGACAGCGCACAGATCGGCCATCACGCTTTCAGAGGCCACCACAGGCTCGGCAGGCACCATGCCTTCCAGCGCCTCGCGTATGCGCTCTGCAACGGCTTCTGGCGGTTCGGCTTCGGGCCGGAGCATAAGCGAATAGCCAATCTCGCCATCCTTCGGCGGAATCTTGGCCCACGCCAACGCGGGAACCATGCGCGTGCCAATGGCTTCCATGCCATTTTTGATCGCTGGGTCCAAACGATAATCTGTTCGAGCATCTGCCGTCATTCCGGCGCGGTCTAGCAGACGCTTAAAGCCGCGCTCTTCAAGGCACATTTCCCGCGCTGCTTTAGCCACGCTGCCTGTGCGCTTAAAGGCTGCAACGGCTTCTGCCTGTTTGGGCGTCACTTGCTACACCCAGCGTCGATCTGTTGGATCAGTAACGCGCCCGTGACCAGCGAAAGCGGCCCACCATCCGCCGCCAGTGACGCCGCATGGTTCGTCCTGCTTTGGATCGTGCCATCGCAGATTGCGTTAGTGCTTGGCGCGGTCGCGCAAGAAATCAGCAGCAGCAGCGGCATCAGTAGGACCAACATTGTCGATCCGTTTGGAAGTTTCGGCATAGGCTTGCAACTCCTCAATCTTGGCTGCGTCTCTGCCAGCCTTCTTGCCGCCAAACCAAGCCGCTAGAAGAACCAGCACAGGCTTCAGGAGAGAGGCAAGGAAGGCGCTCATGCTTTGCGCTTGGTGATGACTGACCAAACCGCAACGATGATCGTAGCAGCCGCGCCACCGACTGTGGTGGCCGTTTCGCTGTCAATAAGACCCTTGCCGACCAGATAGCCGCCGAGAGCCGCTGCAAGTGCGCGGGCGATGCCGCCGATTTCCGTTGCCGTCATTTTTTTATTCCCTGAAACATTGCCAGAATGGCGTTGAAGATTGCAGCAAGCGTAGAGTTTGCTTTGTCCTTCTCGCTCTCAACCGTGTGCATATCCGCGGTTACGGGTGTCAAGAACAGTGTTACTTCTGCATTGCGACGATTGACTAGCCCCTGCACAACCTCACCGCCAGCCTTGTTCCACATCTTGAATGCGGCAGCGGCACGGTCTTTGTTGCCAGCATTGAGTTCACGCAAAACAGTGGACTTGGCAAACGCTGTCGGGCCGATATTATATGCTAGGCTCACACACCCGCCGAACTCGTTAGCATTCACCTTGGCTGTGATCAGCGCATCAACTGTGGCCGCGAATTTATCAACGCCCATCCGCAACAAATCTTCAGCCCGATCCTGCGTGATGGTCATGCCTTTGGCTGGCACTATGCCAACATCAGCCATCGCGGTTGTGCCATAGCCGATTGTCCAGATGCCCACGATGTCTTTGTAGGCCGTGAGCTTGCAGCCCTCGAAGCGCTTGATCAAATCCAGAGTTGCTTTGTTCACGCTCATTTGCGCATATCTCTCTGGATTTCATCCAACTTTTTTAGGACGTTTGTAAAGCCATCCTTGATCTCTTTGAGTTCGCGGTCGTGGTTTTCTTTAGTCAGCGCAAACTCGGTTTTTATGACAGCGATCTCAACAGCATGACCTTGGGTCATTTTATAATGCGCCCACATGAACGCAACAATCGGCAGCACTGCGAATTGCAGCAGGAGTTTCGCCAGTTCCATCAGGTCCATCTCCTGCTGCATGATGTTTTACCACGGCAATCCGTTAAGGGTGACGGGGTTCTTCTGGGCCGCGATCTGCTGTGCCAGCGAGGCTTCTGCCGCATCCTTGTCCACGCCGCTTGCCCAGACCCATGCCAGCACGTCAGCTTGTGTCAGTTGGTCGTAAGGCTTAAAGTCTGGTGCGCTGGCGTCAGGCGTAAACCCTGCCGTGCCGTATGCCGATGCGGCATAATCCCCGTCAACTGCGCTCACGTTCCAATGGGCCGTGGTTACGCCGCCGTTAGCAGCGTTGCGGTCCATTTGGCTGATGCTCCAAGTAATCGTCATTTGTCAGTGTCCTTAAGAAATGCGGTAAACGGTATAGGTATTTGCGGCAGTCTTGCGGAACCGAAGTATGCCGGACGTTAGCGTTGCGACAGTCATGGTTCCCACCAAGGTCAGGTTAGTTGCCGTGCCGATGGTTAGCAGTGCAGCCCCCGTGTTGATGAAGGACACATCGAACGACATATCTGTCGGGAATGTAGCGGGTAGGCCACCTTCAATCAGCGTTCCTGTCGGCAGGGTTAGCGTAGCAGCCGCACCCGTGTATTGGACGATGCCAGTGAGAAGTTCTGCAATAGTCAGGGTTGCAGCAGCGGCCTTTGATGTCTGTGCTGGCTGTGCTTTATAAACAACGCCAGTGGTCATTGATGCGCCAGTGACATGGAGAGGTGTTACGGGGGCAGTGTTACCAATCCCCACGTTGCCATTGCGGTCAACACGCATACGCTCAATTGGCGTCCCTGTTAGCAAGTCTGTGCTAAATGCAATTCCGCCGCCGGGGTTTCCAACTTCCGCAATACCTGTGATTGATGCTTTTACTCCAGCCCCGGGTGCAGAGTTATCGGCTGAGTAAAACTCAATTTTGCCAAGTTCTTGCGGGCCTGTTGCGCTAAGGTCTGTATCAGTAAATCGCAGGACATTGAGAGCAGTGCCAGCGGTGTTGTTTGCCGCAAGATCAAGTTGGGCTGCAGGCGAAGTCGTGCCAATCCCTACGTTGCCGCTGCTATCCACACGCACACGCTCAGTGCCAGATGTAGACACAGCCACGGTATCCGCAGCAGGAAAGAACAAACCAGCGTTGAGGTCGCCAGTGTGGGCAATGGATGGTGCGGCTGCGGAGCCGTCTGCGAAGGATGCTTGGCCTGTAAATGCTGGGGCAGCAGACGGAGCGGCACCAAGATTTGTGCGGGCGGTTGCTGCGTTAGATGCGCCTGTCCCACCATCTGCAACGGCAAGATCAGTAATGCCCGTAATCGTGCCGCCGTTGATCGTGGCTGATGTGATGGTCAAAGCCGCTACGGTATTCCCCGTTAGCGCCGCATTCAGGTTCGCGTCAGATACGTTAGCCAGATCAGCCCGCGCCGCTTCCACACCGCCAGCCGTTACGCCGTCATGCACATGAACCGACTTGTTCGTCGTGTTAACACTGATCTCACCATCTGCACCTGTGAAGCTGGTGTGCTGTGTGGATGTCCCACGGCGGCGCTGAACTTGCTTAGTCATAGGTTCACCTCAGATGTGTTGCGTGGACTATATCATGATTTCATTTGCATTGTAATCAGTCAGAAAGACCATGCAAGACAGCTAATGCCCATGCAAAATTTGGATCGCTTGGTGGATAGAAGTCAAACCCAATACCACATAGTTCACCCTCTATGCTTGTGATCACATGAAGCGTAATGCCGTCTTGTGATTGTTGTCCCCCAACTATCTTCCCAACAGATAAGCCTTCCATATCATGTCACCTTTATCAACTTCCAACGTAACTGAAAGTTTTCGATTCTGTCTACAAGTCTAGTGTATAGTTCGACCTTGATCCACAATCTTTGGTTTCCAGACCATCTTGTTAGTGGCAGAACCTGACCTTCCCAACCCCATTGAATATTCGCTGGTTGACTAGAAATATTGCTATTCAAAGCATAAACAGTTCCAGTGCCAACACCGTTGCCTTCTTGTCCAATCAAAGCCATATAGGTTTCTTTTACTCCGGTCCATGCAGAAGAAGCCGTATTTGTTTCGATGAAATATGTAGCCAACAAATCCAATGTATTGCTGTTGTTATCACTAATGGTAGACGGAAGCGTATATACTCCAGTATCGACTTCAAGCTGGCGAGAAACAACAACGCCATTAAACTCAGCAGACCCACCTTTCAGAATTTGCCAGCCGCTCACACCAGTCACAAAGGCATCTGATTGGATAGTGTTTCCAATCTTAGCGTTTGTGATGATGCCATCCGTTATCTGGGCTGAAGTGGTAACAACATTGTTGGCAGCCAGCGTTGCTGCCGTAACAGCACCGACAGCAATCTTTGAGGTGATGATAGACCCAGCCAAAATCTTGTCAGCCGTTATGGCATCTGTGGCAATCTTGTCAGCAGTGATTTGACCAGCGGCAATCTTGGCGCTGACAATGGCGTTGGCAGCGATCTGATTTGCGTTAACCGCACCAGCCGCAATTTTGCCAGCGACAACACTGTTGGCGGCAAGTTTGTCAGCTTCGACCGATCCAGCAGCGATCTTTGCCGCCGTTACCGAGTTTGCCAAAATCTTGTCAGCGGTGACCGCATTGGCTGCAATCTTGTCAGCGGATACGGCACCAGCGGTGATCTTTTCAGCCGTGATAGCTCCAGCCACGATCTGCCCAGCTTCGATGGAGCCAGCCGCAATCTTTGTTGTCGTGATGGCATTATCTGTGATCTGGGTGCCAGTAATTTGGCCTGTCAAATCTGTGGCAGGAACAGCCGCAGTCCATGCCGATCCAGTATAGCGATACATCTTGTTGTCTGATGTCAGCAAAACAATGCGACCTTGGTATAGGTCGACCACAGGCAAGGATGCGACAACTTCAACGGGCCGTAGACCTGATGGGAACAAGTTAGCCCCAAGTGTTCCATTGATGTCAGATGTGCTAACAGCAGCGGTCCAAGCGCCGCTTACAAGGCGATACAGCTTGCCATCTGTGGTTAGCACGACAACCTGTGGGCCAGTGTAACCAGCCACCGTTGGTAGTGTGGTGACAACGCCTACAGGTTCAATGCCAGCCGCGAATGATGCAAATGTAAGCGATCCAGCTTCTACCGACGAAGCGGTGTAAATGTCGGTTGACCATGCCGATGTCGTTGCATCCCAGCGATAGATGGTAATTTCTGGAAGCAGTAAAACCAGTTGCCCATCAAAATCCCCAGACGCTGGCAGTGAAGAAACTGGCTCAACCCCGAATGCCCCAGCCTCTACAAACAAAGCATTTACAGCAGCATTGAAATCTACAGGAGCAATCAGGATTGTTGTGGCATTGACAGATGAAGTGAACGGCGATTTGTTCAAAGAATAGTCAACGGCCCTTACCCAGAAGTATAGAGTAACCTCATTGCCCAAGTTCCCGCGAACAAAGTTTGACCCAGACGAAATGCCAGTCAAAGAAGCTGTTGCAAGGTTGTTCGTCGTGTTTTCCCAGACTTCGACATAATTGAAATCTTGATCAGCAGGATTGATCCAACGCAATTCTAGATATTTTAGACCAGCCGATGCCGTCAAGTTTGATGGTGTGCTTGGTGGGGTTGTGTCTCCAACAGATGAGATGGACGAAGAAAGAAAGTTGGACCGAACGCCCATGCTGTTGATGGCGCGGACCCTGATTTGATAGTCATATCCATTCAGCACTGGTTGAATGGTGAAACTGTTTGATGTGCCAAGAACAGATGAATATTCAGCATCTGGTGTCAGAATTGGCTCGTTGGTTAAGCCATAATCTGCACTGGTTGTCGCGGCAACTGTGATGCTGCCCCAATCTTCGCTTTCCGTTTGCGCTGCGGCAATGGTTCCATAGTCTTCTTCACCACCAAGTCGCTTGTATTGGACTTCGTAATATTGGACAAAACTATCTATAGAAGCTGTCCATGATGCGCGAATGGCAGGAATAGCAATGCCATCGTCATTCAAAACAGTTGTGGCTGTTAGGACTAAGTTTGACGGCGCTGTAACTGTATTGAAAACAGGCAATGCAGTGTTGTTGCCGATGATTGCAGTTTCGTCGGCATCCCAATCAAAGGCTGCTTCAGATGTTTCACGCAACGTCAGCTTGACCCGCAGATCGCCAGCATCATTGTTAGCAAAGAAACTCCAGCCTACAACTTCAAATTCTTTTGCTGTCCATCCATATCTGCTGTTCGTCAGGGCAACGATGTCGCCAACCTGCACCTTAAATGCTTCCATGCCAAAATCAGCAGATAGCGTCATCTGCTCACGGCCACGGTTTAGGGTCAGTGCGCCGATCCTTTGTGCGCTTGCCGCCGATGTCGTGAACGGCAGCGTCAGGTCAATCGGCGTTTCAACATTGTTGTCTTCAATCAGATAAGCGGCGCTTGTTATTTCAGGATAATCGACAACGATGTATCCTTGGGCCTTATCTACAAAAGTTCCGCGCACCACGTTAAATACATCAGACATCGATTGTCGCGTTTGCAACTGGATGGAACTGCGTAGATCATCAAGCGTAAATGTTTTAACTGGGTTGGTGTAATACGCTGGCTTTAGCTGCCAGCTTCCTTGGCCCCAAAACAACATTCCAGCGCAAGATGTCATCATGTCTTGCAGAACAGAACCTGGGGTTTGATCTGCTCGAATAACGCCGTTCATCGTATAGCGTTTTTCATCACCGCCAACGGCTAGTGGAACATTTTCATCAGATACGTTGGCAGCAGTCGCAAACATAGTTTCATCAACGCCAACATCCCCCAAGCCATAATCTGCCATGAGATAATCGCGGATGCACAAAGCAGCATTGGCTGAATGCAAAGTTTGTGCGCTGCGTGGATCGTAAACTTTCTTGCCGTTGACGATAGCAGTGAACAAAGGAATGCCGTTTGGGAAAACGTCCTGATCGTATTGCAACCTGATGTATAAATAGGCTAGGCCATTCCCGACAAACGTGCCGTTGATCTGATTGCTCTCAGCCAAAAGCAATGCTGGAGCGGTGGTTTGGCTTCCTGTATATTTGACAATGCGGATTTTGCTGTTCCAGTTTTGGCTCGTAACAAATCCGCTGCCGTTAAGCGTAACGATGTCATCATCAATATATATGCTGCCGATGGACGCTACTTCATGCCCAGCCAGCGTTAGGATCATGTGAAGATATTTGTTCTCACTCCCCGTTGATTCTAAATATGTAATCGTTCCGCCTTTGCGGATCGTTCCATAAACGTAATCTTGCGGCGCTGCTGCTTCGCGTGAGTTTACCAACGTGCCTGTCATTCCTGACATACTCGGTGGCTTGGGCGACAATGCTTTCACAGCCCACGAGGTCACCAGTGTGGTGGCGATATAGCCGACACCATAAGCTAGGATTGCACCGCCGATCCCTGCGCCCACAGTGATGCCAACCGCGCCAAGGATAGCTGCCCCAACAACCTGTGGCATACGCGGGGCCACGTTCCACATCGACAGACCAGTTGAGCCAGTAAGCAGCTTTTTTAGAGGTGTCATTGTCTAACCCACGCGCTGTCGATGTATTCGATGGGGTAATATACCACACCCGCGCCGGAAAGGAACGCCGCGCTTGACCCTACGGATATTCCAAAGCCTGATCCTAAATATCCAGCATTTAAGAACGTCTGGCTTGATGTCACAAGCGCACCCCGTGGTGGCACATCATACGACCTTTCTAGACGATCTTTCAGCATATCGTCCAGACTTTCATAGCCATATTCTTGTCTGATCTGCACCCGTGTCATGGGCTTCCCGCCGTCCATGTATCGGTTCAACAGATCGTCGGCCCAGCCCTGACCGTGCATCCTACGAAATGCTTCGTTCGTAAAGATAAGGCAGTCCCAAATGCCCCATTCAAATGGCCTATCGGCAACCTCACGCAAAAAGGCATGAAGTTCTTTCATGCTTCCTTGCGGCCCCACACAATAGACTTGTCCTGAAGGTCTGCAACATAGCTAAAGAACGTATCCCCAGCGTAACGAGATTGATGGCTTTCGTGGGTATAGCGACGAACCCGCGCCCTGTTCAGTTCAACGAGTTTGCTTTCAATAGCCAAAGAAATAACAGATGTTTCGCCACTGTCTTCAATGGTCATTACGTTCATATAACCAGAGAAAACCTCAACAATGTCTGCTGATCCTGTTACGCCAAAGTAAATGCGACAAATTCGGCGCTGGTATGGCTCTGCTAATGCCAATGAAACAATGGCGTTATCAATGCCACTCATCGTTATGGATGCAGATTTTGCTGACAAGTCGCCAGCTTCATCAAGACCGCTAATGATCATAAGGGTGCCAACGCCGAGGTATGTGTTGATCCCGATTAGCCTATCACCGTAGCCAGTCCAAAGCCGCAGCGGTGCGGTGTCAAACATCATTTCAACTGCATAAAACGGGCTTACGTCAGGTTGGCTTAGTGCCGTAAGGATTGAATTTGGAATTGAACGTGCCATCAGACAGCCTCCATCGCAGCGAATGTCATGCCGTATATAGCCGATTCATTGATTGAAAAGCCTTGATCGTTGCTAGATAACCTGAATAGCCCTTTGGCATCGCTCACAGTGACAGCGGCATTGTCTGCTGGTGCAACACGGATGTGGGGCCAGATGTCTAGCGTGACAGCCCCGCCCGCGCTGCTGTTAGCGTCTGTCAGCACCTTATGAAGCCGTGCGGTCACTCCGCTGCCCAGTTGAATATAGTCACCAGCCTTCAGCCAGCCCGTTGTGCTGCTTGTCGCGCCGTCGATTACAAGCGATCCACCAGTTTGGCTTGCGCCGTTAACGAGCGGTGTGCCTGTTGCATCGCCTCTAGCAGTTGCGCCCATCGGATCACCCATTAGGAAAGTGCCAAGCTGCCCACGCAGACTGAGTAGCCACGCGTTCCACTGTTCAGCATCGGCCCGTTTCATTGGCTTTAAGGTGACATCGGCTGTCCACATCTGACCAGAATAGGCGAAAGCCTGACCCGCAAAGGTGAACGGCGATCTGCTATAGGCAACCGCGTTGATTGCCCTGATTTCGATAGACTGGATGGCCTTTGTCGCAACTGGCAAAGACAATGGGTAGGAAATCGTCATCAGAATGCACTCCCATAGCTTCCACCGCGTCTGCGAGCATCCAGAACAGCAGCCTTGGCGCTGTCGGCGATCTGCGGCATTAACGATTTAATCTCTGCGCGAACAGTTTGCTGAACACCAGTGCCGACATTGATGGTCTGCATTACTGTAACGCTGCCGCCACCGCCGACAGCGGCCTTGGATTGCGGCACAGACAGCACACGGCCAGCGCTGGATGGCACAAACAGTTCGCGCCCATGTTCGCCCACCACAGAAGGCTGACCAGCCTGTAGCGGCCCGCCAGCGGCGCTGCCAGTGATGCCAAGCGCACCGCCGATAAAACCAAGGATGCCAGAGCCAGCTTTTCCCGCAGTTGCCAACTGCCCAACCATCCGCTGCACGACCAGAACTCGATACAATTCTTTGATGATGTCAGCCGCCATGCTTTTGAAAGCATCCTTGGCACTTGTGGTTCCATCCACGATGCCCATAAATGCACCTTCCATAGACGATTGGATCGTGCCTGAAATGGTTTCAAATTCGCTCATGGTCAGGCCAAGGTTTTGCACCTGTGCTTGATAAACTGCCAGCGCGTCTTTTGTCTTGAGTGCAATGATGGCGGCATCGCTCATTCCTTTATTTGCGCCAGTTTGGGCGATCTTGCCCATCTCATTTGCAATGGTTAGCTGCTCTTGCTGTGTTGCAAGATCCAGAATGCTTAGGCGTTGTGTTTCCGAAACTTTGCCATTTGCAGCCATCGCTTGCGTCATCAGCGTTTCAACCAATGCAGCCTTTTCAACCGCCGCGTTCTTTTTGATCTGTTCTTCTTTGCTTAGGCCAAGCAAAGCAATTTCAGTTTGCAATTCTGAGTTTTTGTCAGACACAGATTGAACGGATGCACTATAGGTTGCATCCAGTTTTTTCTCTGCGGCCTCTCTATCAACAGCGGCAACAACCAAAGCCCTGTTAACTTCAACTTCAAGTTCTGCAACTCTTAAAGCATCTGCCCTATCTTGCCCTAATCTTGCGTCAAAAATTGGAGCATCCGTATTCAAAGAATTTACTTTATTGACGGCTGCTCCATATGCCAGATAAGCATCACGAACTTCGCCAGTAGCCGTAGCCGCATAAGCCAGCGCATTATTTGATGTGACTTGGCGCTGTGTGCCAGCAAACAGAAATTCATTTACAGCGTCTGCAAGGCTGGCAATGCCCTGCGCTGCAGAAATGATAAACGGCATCAAGTTCACAAGCGCAGATGTCAGGTTCGCACTAACGACCATCGACATTGCATCAAGTTTGTCAGCGGCCTCTGCGGCATTATAGATAACATCGCGGTTAATAACGACCCCAAGGCTTTGCGCCTCAGCAGCCATTGCTTCCAAACCAGCCGAACCATCAGCCAGCATATTGACCATTGCCAAACCGCTTTTGCCGAACAGATCAGTGGCAAGTGTGGCGCGTTGTGCTGGATTTTCAACCGCTGACAGTTTGTCGGCAATCTTAGCCAATGCTTGGTCTAGCGGTATCGTCGACAACTCAGAGCCAGACAGGCCAAGTTCGTCCAGCGATTTTTTGGCAGATGTGCCACCCATCGCGGCATCGCCAAGGTTCTTGGTTAACTTTTGCAAAGACCCTTGAAGCACATCAGCCGAAACACCGCTGAGTTGTGCCGCATATTGCAATTCTTGCAAAGCATCTGTGGTTATGCCGATCACTTCAGACGCATCTTTCAGGTCGCCAAGTTTATTTGCGGCATCCCGAACAGCCACGCCAAGCTGTTGAATTGCAGCAACGCTTAGAAATGCAGCCGCAGCACCGCCCAGCTTATCAAAGCCCATGCTGACAACGCTTAGGTCTTTGTTTGCAGTCTTGGCAAAGCTGGCAATCCGCTTGGCGTTCTTATCCATCGCGGAGGCAAACGCTTTATCCTTGGCGGTCAGGATGATGTTTAGCTGTTCTGCACTAATTGCCATCAACTTGCTCCACAAGTGCGCGATACTGTTCAGCCGTCATTGCGGTCGATCCAGCTTTTTTAGGTGCGTGGGCATCATGCCAACCTTGGAACACAAGCCACGCATCCAGCGGGATCATATCACGGATTTCTTCAGGACGTAACCCAATGACAATTCCGTTTTTTAACATGCCGCGAACATTTAATCGGCTAGGTTTTGCTCCGCCGTGGTCTTTTTTTTTGATGCTTCATCCATTGCATCAGGCATAAAGGCCACGCCAACCACCGCTTGGGCGATCTGATACAGTCGCAACAAATCAGCGGGAGTTGCCGCCGCAATAACCTTGTCGGCTTCTGCGTCTTTCATCCCACCACCGACCAAGGCCAGCGCCAAAAGGTCACGGGTTTCTTTGCTGTTCAGCTTTGTGCCACGACCAAACAGGCCATCCCACACATCAAATATGCCGCGATGCTTGTCTTCAAACCGCTCAATCTCACGATTGCGTAGCAAGAAAACATAAGAGGTGTCGCCGATATATTCGGCAACACCCCCACGCGGCGCTTCAGCCGTTATACTCATTAAACAGCCGTAAACGTAACAGCGCCACTGCTTGTCAGCGACAGTGAATAGGTTACGCCGCCTTCAGTTTCGCCGCCAAATTCCAGCGACCCGATGTAGAATGTGCCAGCATACGTTCCGAATGCAGGAATAGTCACAGTGAAGTTGGCTTTAGGATCAGCCGCCATTGCGGCAGTGTTCATCCGCAATTCGGTAACGCTATCTTCAAAATAGCCGTCACCAGAGATGGTCACATTTTTTACGCCGTTCAGGCTTTCCGTCCACAACGCACCAGAAGGGGTGGTGCAATCAGGCGTAGTCACATCAATCAACGAGTTGTTCAGTGTGATTGCCTTGCTGTTAAGCCCGCAAAGGTTCGCAAACGCTTCAGTTGCAGCGCCATCGCCGATTTTGACAAGCAGGGCGCGTCCAAGTTGTTTAGCCATGATGGCCTCCATGTATAGGGCTTGCCCAAGGCCCGTTGCTAGGCTTATTCAAGCAATGCTTGAAGTGCGATTACAGCCGTATAACCACGACCATCAGTGTCTCTTGTAACCGAATACGTCTGGAAAATCAATTCTACCAGCGTAAAGCCCGTGACTGTTACGTTGGCCTCTTGCCGATGTAGGGCAGCACGAACAGCCTCAACCATCTGCACAGCCTCAACACGGCCCGATGCGGAACGGCTGTTGGCTTCAATCGTGATGTCCACAACCGATCCAAGTGTGCTGTCTGTGTCGAAAGCGTTTGCCGTGATCTGGTCAAACCGCAGATACGGAAATGTCACGGCTTGCGGCGGTTCGTCATAGACGCGGGTGGAAACAATCGCAGTCACGCCAGCGTTAGCCACAAGCCTAGCCCGTAAGCCTTTTTGGAGAGCAAGCGCAAAGCCATCAGCCATTGGTTGCTTCCTTCATTCCGCGATTAACAGCAGACTTAATGCTTTTGCCAAACTTCTTGCCCTGCAATTTTTGCGCCAAGCGAATGTAAGGTTGCGCCGCCGTTGTGCCGCGATTGCCTTTTTGACGCCCAAATTCGACAGCGTTTGCTTTGGTCTGCGCTTCTTTTGTTGGCGGTGCAGCTTCCACCGATGCAGTTAAGCCATCGGCTTCGTAAAGCGTATGAATCCACCCGCGCAGTTCGCCAGATTTGGTAGGAACCAAACGCCGCGCCATGTTTGCGGCTTGTTCAGTATTCAGTCGAATAGACTTAACCAAATTGCGCTCAACAGCCTTGGGCATTGACGCAAGTTGCTTGATGAGTTTTTCAGCATCCACCTTCATGTTGCTACCCCGCGTTCAAGCAGAAACTCAACCACAACATCTTTAGCATCAATATGGGTCACGTTTTTGACGGCCCAAGTGTAGCCACGGATGATCACACGATCAGCCGCCGTCACAGTGTCTGTGAAGCTGTCGGCACGGCATCGCATGGTAGCCATAGCCACATCATTCAGTGCGCCGCCTTGAATGGCCTCACGGCCCGTGCGCTCACGAAGGTCAGCCCAGCGCACACCGACCTGTGACCAACCAGTGTAGACGTTGCCATAAGCGTCAATGGCGCTCTGATCTAGGCGCTGGAAGGTAGCACGTTCACTGAATGCGCCAGCCCTAGCCATAGAACGAATTCCGTTCTGTTCCGATCATGTCGGTGAAGCCAAACGGCAAGTCATACATCTGCTTTTCGGTCGATGTTTCGCGCATATCATACCAATGCGCCACCAGCATCATCAGCGCATGGCGCACAGTCTCAGGAACGCTGGCAGATGTTGACCCATAGCCGATGACGTATTCAATCTTGATGGCATCATCCCGCATTTGTGTGACGGGCCATGCCTTGCCAGATTTAGGCAAAACACTGATGCGGTTTGGCGTTCCAAAGACGTTGAAATCAGCCAAAGTCGCCGTCTGCAACGTGCCATCAACATCGTAATATTTGATTGCAGACACAGATTGCACAGGGCCAAGTGACAGATAGATAGTGCTTGGATTTGGCGACAGCCATTGGCCCCAAGTCTGCGTAATCATGCCCTTGCCCAGCGCACCTTGCGCGTCAACAAAATTCACCGCAGCGTCAATTAAACGCTGAATGATTGTGTCATCGTCGCTGCTTTCAACCTTCATCTGTGCCTTCGCTTCCGCCAGCGAAATCGGTGCTGTGGCGGGTGCGGTAACGCGAACGAGTGAAAACTGCGGCGACAACATCTGTTATTCCTTCACGGCTTTTTCGACCGCAACCTTTTTGACGGCGCGTTCAATCGGAGCCGATTCAACATTTTCAGCAATGCCAGCTTCGACGTAACGAACAGCTTCGGCATCAGTGACATCAATGATAGCGCCCTGATCATGCACAAAATCAGCACCAGCCATCGAAGTGAGCAAACGAACTTTAGCCATGATGGCCCCCTATGGTGATGGTGGGCAGGACCGAAGCCCTGCCCATTTGGTTTATTAGGATGCAGCGTTCTTCAAGTGCTTGATAGCGGCGGTGTTAGCCAACACGCCATCAAAGCGGATGTAGCCCAAGATGCCGTAGTCGGGAGCAAAACGCTCACGGGCCACAAACAAGGTGGGTGCGCCAACTTTACGCACATAGAACTTGGACATATCGCCGAACAACATGATCTTGTTGGTAGCTGCTTGCGAAGCCATCGCTTGGTTTACAACCACGTTATAGCCCAAGATGTTTTGCGGAACAGCGGCCTGATAGTTGCCCATCTGCCAAAGGTAGTTGCCTTGACCATCTTTCAGCTTACGAACAGCAGCCAACACGCTGTCGTTCATCATAATGGCGGTCGAAGGCGACGAACGATAGGCGGGATCAACGGAGTGGATCAGGTCGATGATTTCATCCGCAGTCACAGCAGCAACGGCAGCGGCGGTTTTGCCAGCGGTCGAGTTGGTCACGATGCCTTCAACGTCAGACGAACCCGAACCAGTGGTCAACTTCGAGTTCGCAATGCGACCAAGACGCTCACCAAGCAGTTCGCCAAGCAGCGATTCCATGTTCAAAATGGAGTCGTTTGCAAGTTCGTAGGACCAACGAACCCATTCAGTGTCAAACGCATATGCGCCCAACGAAGCCTGACCGAAGGTAACGTCCGAACCGCCATCGTCAGTGACAGTGCCGCCTTCTGTATGTGCAACAGCGACAGAAGCCGTGTCGTTTATAGTCGGGATGTTGAAGGTGTTGCCGCCAGTGGTGTTGATGACAGTGAACAAGTTGGAGTCATACATCGGGCCAGAAGCAATCATGGCCTTGTCGATAAACGCAGCCAGTTCAACAGGAACAGTGTAGCCACCAGCGGAGTTCGTGCCAGCAGTTTGTGTGCGAACTTCAGCATTACGCAGAACGGCGCGATGCTCGTTGTCCAAGCCAGCGATACCGCCGTTGGCGATCATGGCATAGAACGCGGTGCGATAGTCAACCTTTGCGCCGTCATCAACAGCAGCAACCGAAGTGCGCTCTGCAACAGGACGCTTTGACAAGTCAATGCCTTGGGCAGCGCGAACAGCAGCGTCCACTTTTTCCATGCGCTTGGCAACGCCGTCAAGGCGATCATGCTCAACCATCATGGCGTCAAATTCGCGCTCAATTTCAGCGGCGCGGGCTTCGTTGGTTTTATCGGTAGCTTCCGACAACTTGGAACGGGCCTCTGTGGCGATACGCGCCATTTGCTCCCGCAAGGTCTTTAGATCAGCCATTATGGCCTCCTACAATGTGCCTTGCCCAAGGGCTGGGGATTGGGCCAACAGCGGGAGTCCGCCGTTATTCGTCAGCTACGAAATCCTTGCGTTCCCATGCTTGGCAAACGCGCAGACTTGCAGCAATGAAATCTAGCTTTCCGCACCATCCACGAACACCGCCGTCTTGCAGTGGGGTCAACGGAACGTCTTCGATTGCTTTAAGCATTTCAGGCGTATTATTGAAATACGCGCAATTTCCGCACAATTGGCGGCGGGCTTCAGCCTCGTTGATGCTCCAAACATCAGCCATCTTCGCCCAATATTCTGGATTGGCGGCTGGGTCAGACGAAGGAACTTCTGGCCCAAGATTCCAATTCTCAACAGCGTTCTGCATATTGATTGCGTTCATGCTGCCAGAAACAATCTCAGGCTGTTCAACTTCTGGCAAAAGATACTCATTGCGAACATCAATGCCAGCGGCCTTGGCCTTCATCCGCATACGGCGCACAGCCTGAGACTTAACCTGTTCTTCGCGGTGCTTTTGCAGCGACCGCAAAGCAATCTCTGTGCCATCGTAAGCTGGGGTGGTCACGATGCTGACATCAAACAATTGCGCTTCTTGGATCATGCGTTTCGGCATCTTAGAGTTGTCATCCCACTTCTGACGCACAGGCCGAAATGCAAATGACATTTTATCAAGATCACCGCGCTTCATCTTCGGCACGATGCTGCGAACGTCAGGGTCTGTTTGATCAAGCATGGCTTCCATATATAGGCCACGTTCATCTTCAACCAAGGTCAAAGTGCCAGAACGAGTGCGGGCCAGCGGCAAGCCTTCATGGTTAATCAGGAAAACCACATCATCCCGACCGATGGCATTGGTAAAAGCGCCGCGCATGATGACTTCGGTGAACATTCCACCGATGTTTGTTTCTTCGTTAAACACTGCGGCATAGCCAGCAACGCGCACTTCGCCATCTTCACCCTCACGGATTTCGACAGGAACACCACGGCGGATTTCTTTTTCAGACATTTCTGACCCCGTTTGATGTTTTGAGTGTATCACATTACCCGCCATTTACACCACCCACTTTAGGCTGACTGCCCAAAGGCACAGTTGCGCCTTGAATCAGCAGTTCCGTTGCACCCTTAGCTGGCAGATTTTCGATTGCACGAATTTCATCAGGTGTGCGGATAGCGTTCTGGATCGACACCGCATAGGCTTCCATGCGTGACTTCAGATCACCGCGCAGCAAGCCATCTACGTTAAATTCAACGTAGAAATCTGACCCACGACCAAAAAACTTCAGGTTCATTTCCTGTTCAAACTGTTCCACCCAGCGTTTGACAGTGTGCTTAACGAAATGCAAATCCTGCTGTTCGGTATTAC